CCCAGCCGAGGTTCGCCACGTTGAGGTTCGCCCCGGGTAGGTTCGAGCCGTTGAGGTTCGCCCCGGTGAGGTTCGAGCCGTAGAGGTTCGAGCCGTAGAGGTTCGCCCCGTTGAGGTTCGAGCCGACGAGGCTCGCCTCGTAGAGGTTCGCCCCGGCTAGGTTCGCCCCGTTGAGGTTCGAGCCGTCGAGGTTCGCCTCGTAGAGGTTCGCCCCGACCTTGACTGCTGCCTGAACCGCCAGCCCGAGCTTGATGTTACGGCTGCAGCTTTCGCCGCAATCAATCTCGGCTGTGAAGATCACAGATCCGGTGTAGCGGTTAAGAATGTCGAAGCGGATCATGTCGTGCTCCTGTAAGCCCCGAACGCCGCCCAGACGGCGCGCCCGGTCTGGTCAAGGTACGCCGTGTCCAGATCATCCGATGGCCAGAAGAAGCCCTCGAACACGACCTCGGCCAGCATTGCGGCCTCGTCCGGGAAGGCGGACATGGCGAGCAGCAGGACGCTGGCCTGTGCCTCGGTCATCATTGCGTTGACCGAGGCGGCGGCCTGGCGAGCCCGGCGCGCTTCCAGAACGCAGTCGGCTTCGTATTCTGTGGTCATGTCGGTCATTGGCTTGTTCTCCTCTGGTGGCTCTTTATTCCATAGACGAATAGCCGGGTCAACAGATAAAGTATGCTTGACCCGAATAGTTTCTGCGCTATGGTTCGCCGCATGACCCAATCACTCAAAGACTGGCGCAGGCGCCGCAACCTCACACAGGCCCAGGCAGCAGAGCTGGCGTCCGTTGGCCAGCCATCGTGGGCTAAATGGGAGCGCGGAATCGTCCCGGCAGAGCGCTGCATGGCGATCAGCGAGCTGACGGGCGTCAACCTGTATGTTCTGCGCCCGGACGTCTACCCGGCGCCCACGCGCCGCGCCAGCGACAAGGCAGGCGTGCAATGACGCCGGAGGATGACCAGCTCGCACCCGCACGCGGGTTTTGCTGGGGCCTCGCGTTCGCGGTGCCGTTCTGGATCGTTGTGTTTTTGGTGGTGGGGCTCGTTAATTGAATCCGGTATCATGGAGCAGACTCACCATATTTGGTGACTGTCGTAATTCGCTGTTTTTTAACCGTAAACAGATGACATTATGAGGATGACAGACTGTCCGCTGGTAATGATCGAATGGGAAGACAGCCTCCAGCCGGTTGGCTCTTGGAGCTACCTGTCCGACTTCAAGCCACGTCCATCAATGCGTATTGCGTCTGTCGGATGGCTCATCCACGACAGCGCGGAGACCAAAGTCTTGGCCCCGAATATCGGCGGTCTGGACGATGCGGAAAACGCCCAGATGACCGGTGCTAATCACAGTCCGACGCGGTGCGTCGTGTCAGTTCAGAAGATCAAAGAGCCTGGTCGGCTTACTTCTTCTTCGGTCCCTGACCTTTCTTCTCGTCCTGTCCCAGCGCGGACGCGTAAACGGACTTCTGCTGCGAAGGCGTGAGCTTTCCGCCAGCCAGACCTTTGGCTGCCAGTAGAGTGACCTAAGGGCGGCTTCGGCTGCCCTATTTTTTTTGACCGTAGTCCAACCGGGTGAGGCGTTCCGCCTCGGCTCGCGGCAACTCTCCGTCATGCTCGCGGATCGCTGCGCGCTCAACCATCTCGTTCAGCAGATCATTGAGGCGCGCCTGAATGACAGGCCGCATCTTCACCGGAATTTTCCGCATCATGACCGGTCTATTGACCTTGTCCGTGGCAAGGATATGCCTCGCGCCCTCGTCGATGTGCGGCCACGCCTCCTCTTTAAGGGCGGGCTCTGCGTGCTCCCATCGGACCAGGCCGTTGAGAAGGCGTTCACAATCCGGGGTCACTGGCCAGACCAGATCAGGAGAGCGTCCCACGCGGCCTTGTGGCCCAGCGCTACGCACACAAAGGCGCCATTGGCCTGCGCAGCCAGCAGGTATTGCATCTGCCCTGGCTGCCAGGCGGAAAGCGTGTGATCCCGCCGCTTCATCTCGCAGACGAATGTCGGCGACCCCGGGATAACGATGTCGCTGGCGCCGGGCGTCATGCCTTCGGCTTTCTGCTTCGCCAGGGCGACGTGCTGACCGGCGCGCAGTTGCTGTTCGTTTCTGGGGTGGAGGGCAAGCCGGCCGTACGATTCTGGATATTCCCTCCGCACCCGGTTGAAAAATGTGACCTGCTCAAGCTCTTCCTTTGGGCACTCTCCGCGAAACTTGATGTCACCGTAAACCGGGATGAGACAATCCTTAAGCTGCACTTTGTTTCTCCTTTTTCTCGGGCGCCATGTCTTCTGGCCGGTCGTACGCGTACACGCGGTAAAAACTTGTCGCCGAGTCCTTCTGGTAGGTAACGGTCGCAGGCTGCATAAATTTATCAGGGTAACCCGTGGAGTCGCAGAACATCCGCCATTCCGCCATACCTTTCGGATGCCGGGCGCAGGGCTGATACCAGACCGTGAACTGCCTGTGCGGCGTGCTGAAATGCACGCGAAGCGTTTCGTTCCTGTTTGCGCTCAGTCCTGACACAAGTGTCATGTCGTTTATAATGTCCGTCTGCCGGTTAGTCGGGTCGCGCTTCAGGGCCTTGAACTGGGAGGCGAGGCGCTCATTGGGGTCAACGATTTCGCCTTTGCACTCGAGGCAGTAGCGCGCCGCAATGTCATTTTTCTCACCGCAGTGCGGACAGGGCTTGCCTGTCCAGCGGTAACCGCAGCGCTCGTACTCTCCGGTTTTTGACAGATCGACCACTCCCCAGCAGCGGCGCCCGAAGTGGGCGGGCATCGGGCCGAAGTCGTTGACAATCGGGACGCCGTCGAGGTCGAGGCAATACCCGTACCGGTAGATCTGGTAACCCGCCCCGGCGACCTCAGGACGCATCGTGAAATCGTTTTCGTACCCGCATTCAGGGCACTCGCACGTCAGCCCGCCCGGCACTCCGGGCCCCTTGCCGGCCTTGATTGTCGGCGCGAAAACGTCGCCATCGGGGCAGTGGTCATCCAGGTTTGTCGTGTAGTCGAGGACGACGCACTCGGTCTTGCCGGGGAAGAGGCGCAGGCCGCGGCCGATGACCTGCTGGAGCAGGCCGACTGACTCCGTCTTCCGCAGGATCGCGATCATGTCCACGTGCGGCGCGTCAAAGCCGATAGTCAGCACGCTGACATTCACGATATATTTTATCCCCTGCCCCTTGAATGCCGCCAGGGCCGCGTTGCGCTCTTTGGGCGGTGTTTCTGCCGTGACAATGGCGGACAGCTCTGGCGGCAGGCTGGCGAGGACCTCGCGGGCGTGCTGGACGGTCGCCGCGAAAAGCATGACGCCCCGCCGGTCACGCGACTGGGATATGATGTCGGCAACCACGGCCGCCGTCTTGCGTCCGTGTCCGTGGTAGGCACGGTCCACGGCGTCAGCGTCGAACTGGCCCCGGCTGTTCAGGGCGAGGCCGCCGGTGTCATAACCCTCAGCGTGGATCGCGCCGATCGCAGGCGGCGTGAGGTATCCCTCATTGATTAACTCACGTGCGCCAACGCGCGCGACGCATTTGGCAAAGTACGGCCCGCGCGCACGGTCCTCGCCGTGCATCGAGCCGTCCGGCTCCTGCGCATAGATGTAACCAGACCCCAGCCGGTAGGGCGTCGCAGTCAGCCCCATGACGCGCAGGTTCGGGTTGGCCGATTTCATCTTTTCGATGATCGACTGGATTGTCGGGGTGATCCCGTGCGCTTCGTCAACGATCACCATGGCATATCCGTCATCGCCGGGGCGCATGAACCGGCTGATGCGGTTCCTTACGGTCAGCGGCGAGCCAAATACCACGGCGTGGCGCAGCTCCCTGGCACCAGCCGAGGCGGAGAATGTGCTGGCAGGGTTTCCTGTCGCCAGGTATTTTTCGCGGTTTTGCACCACCAGCTCGGCGCTGGGTGCGAGGCAAAGGATCCGCTTGCCGGACAGCTCGTGTACCTGGTGGGCGACGGCCGCGATAATGTGGCTTTTGCCAGCGCCGGTCGCCGCGTCCACCACGAATGGGGCGACGCTCTGACGCATCTGGAGGATGGACGCGTCCACAAGACGCTGCTGGTACGGCCGCAGGGGCATTACTTCAACAGCCAGTATTGGGAGGGCTTGCCGCGGTATGGCTCAAGGTCGGCGTCCGGCAGGAGCGCTTTGATCGCCTTGGAATAGGACACCGCCCCTTCGCGCTCCACGCTTGTGAGGTTGCGGCCGCAAATTGACGCGTCCCGGCTGCCGGCCATGTGTACCAGCGCGGCGAGGATCTCTTTTTTTCGTTCCGTCGCAAGATCGATTGCCTCGGCCAGCTCGTCGTGCTCCTCAAGAAGGCCGGCAGCCGCCTTGCTGTCAATCTCGACGCGCCTGGCCTCCAGATACTTTTGTGCAAACGGCATCTCACGCTCAGTCAGGAAGTCCTCGTAGAACTCCTTCAGCTTCGGCAAATTCTTGCTGCGCCATTTGGAGCAGGGTTTCACGCGCTCCCAGGCCGTGTTGTCCGATCCGTCACCCCGCGACGGTGACCATTGATAAAAATCCCACCAGGCGCGCTCACAGACCCACATGGAAAATTGCACCTGGTCCTCGTAATGAGGCTGGTCGGCGAGGCTCTTGAAGGTCAGCGCGTCTTCGCTGGCGCTGGCTTTGCGCTTGCCAAAGGGGCACTTGACCTCAAGTCCGCCAACCAGGCCGATCAGGCCATCGGGCGAAGCCCCGGCCCAGTCTTCCTTCATGACGAGGCCGGATTTTTCGACCGCGTTGCCGCTTTCCATCTGGTATTCGATGATGGCACCTTCCTCGTGAGTGTTGCCATAATCGGTTGCGATGTTGCCGGTGAACTCGGACGGCGCCCGGTGCCAGGCCCGGACCAATGTTCGCATGGCGTCGTCGTGGTCCATCCACGGCGAGTGGCCGAGGATCGCGCCGGCCATCGAGGCGGTGATCCGTCCACGGCGTTCCTCGTGCCATTCAGGTGTGCGCTGCTCGGCTGCGCCTGCTGTGATGGTGTCAGTCATGGCCTTGTCCTTGTCCCTGTCTCTTGAAAAAAAGCCGCGCTCACCTTTGGAGCGATGAGCGCGGCAGGTTATTCCAGGTCGATGGACCTAGAACGGGATTTCGTCGCGCTCCTCAGCCGTGTCAGCAAAGGACCTTTCCTTCGCCTTCGCCATGGGGCTCGAATTCTTCGAAGGCGCAGCGCGCCCGGCATCAGTCACGTTCGTGCCCTTGTGCTTTGGCGCGACGGCGCTGATCCAGTTGCCGGTGATTTCGTCGCCGGTTTGACGGTCCTGCACCGTCCAGACCATGCACTTTATGGTCATCGGCTTGTTGGACAGGTTTATTGTGAGATCCTCGTTGCTCGGCACGCCTGCCTTTTTCGTCAGCTTGCCGCCCGCGTTGGCGTCGATCGCGGCCAGCATACGGCGGGCCTTGTCGCGCTTTTTCGCGGCCTTGTCCTCATTGGCCGCGCTCGGATCATCGTCCGTGACCCAGAGTTTCTGGAAGACCTTGCGGTTCTTGAACGCCTCTGGGGCGATCACCGTCCACCGCAGGGAAATATACTCCGCGCCGTCGGCCTTCGCGTCCCACTTGGCTTCATCAATCATCGCGAGGACGGTCGATCCGTCTGGGATCGGGTCAAAATTG